CTCCTTCTCCTTCTCCACTTTTTCAGGAAATGCAGCATTATACTGCTTTGCACTTGCCAAGGTTTCTCGCATAATGGCAACTTGCTCTTCGGATGCATCAAGATCAGATGCTCCAGCGTCCATCTTATGGCGGGCTAAGGCCTGCAGTCCCTTCTGGGTAGCGAGCAGTGCCGTTCGCTCCTCACGCTGTGCATTCAGCTTGGCTTCCTTTGCACGTCGTCCAAAATCAACTGCCATCTTTTGTAGATGGTTACGCTGCTCGCGCTCAAGTCGTTCTTCTGTACGCTTGATTTGCTCTTCAGCATATTTTTCAGCTCGTTTTGCCTGTTCCTCTGCGTGTTTTTCTGCACGGAGGGCCTGCTCCTCAGCTCGCTTGATGCCAAGCTCCGCTTGGTGTTCCAGGCGACTAGACAAAACTTCAAGTTTGCGATCAAACTCGGTTTGTAATTCCTTTTTGCCTCTTCCTTCATTTCCTCCTTGGTTGGTGGTTTACCAAGTCCCAATCCAAATGCTGGGTTGATCCAATGGTCCAACCAACTCCATCCCGTAATGCCTCGATAGACATAGTTATGACTTACCAACCTGCGCTGTCCATCATCGCCTGTCACAAAGACATCGGTAACCTGAAGTGGTCCTCTTGCCATCACATACACGTACCTAAACGCAATATATGCAACAAGGCCTAAAGATAGGGCTAATGAGTGTGAGAATGTGAGATATGTCACGAAAACTGTAATTATCCGTAGAATATTATCAGATTGGTGATATCCAGGGGCCTCGGGCTTGGGAAAACCTAACAAAACTAGAAACCAGTCCCATGTGCAACACAAGGCAAACACAGGGTACAAAAGCCATCCAGAAATCCAGGTGAGCCCAGCCCAATTTATGAGAAAGTCGAATCCTCCCACCATAAGTGCCAAGGGTGGCGCCCATGACGCCATCCAAATAGTAAGCAACTGCACCGAGAATGACCACGGTACTAGTGCACTTAGCACAAACATGAGAGGAAACAGGGTGCGAGCCCATTTTTGAGATGGGCTCTTTGTCAGCCAATACACAATTAAGTGCATCACCGACACAGCTAATGCCATCAAGAGCCACCAACTAAATGGGGCCCCCAAAGGACTCTCGCCAAGCACACCAGTCTTGACTAGTGTGTCCCAG